AACGGCGCGGCGCTCGGCGCGCGGCATCCGATTCCACTTGTCGATGTCGAAACCCAGCTCAGCTGGCGGCGGCACGGGCGGCGTGTAGCTCGGGCCCTTAGCCTGCTCGTACTCAGCCAGCGCCGCCTCGCGCTCGGCGGCCGTCATCAGTCGCGGGTCACGCATAGGGCACCTCGATCCGGGCCCGGTTAGCGCTGCAGCCGACCGGGCAGTCGTTCGCTTCCAGGACCTCCCACTCGGGGCCCGTCCGGCAGGTGTGCTCGGGCAGGGGGCCGGACGCGAGGATGCGATCAATGGATGCCTGAGTAGCGCGCACCTGCTCGCACAGTTTGATCAGGCGCTCGACCTCGAGGGCGTGCAGCTCGACGTCCCCGACGCCGGCCTCGGCAAAGATGCGGCGGACCGCGGCCACGCTCTCGTGCGTGACGCCCCCGCGGTCTGCCGCGAAGAGCATCTTGGTCGTGATCCTGACGACCATCACAGGTTCCGGTAGCTGCTCAGGCTGGTCACGCTGGCGCCCTCGGTGCCCGTGGCCGCGCTCTTCGTCTTGCTGCGTGGCTCGACGTAGCGGATACGCAGGTCGCGGCGCGCGTCGTGGTAGACACCCATGAGCTTCTCGCGCTGGCGCAGCTCGGCGCCGGTTGCGCCGCGCCAGCCCTCGGCGAACCGGGCATGCGTCTCGGCGGTCGCGAAAGCGAACTCCCAGTCGGCGTCCGACCAGAGCGCGCAGTGCGGCATGCGGCAGACGACGCCCCACCACCGCTGCGTGCTCTCCGGCCAGCCGCCGGGAACGAGGCCGGCCTCGGCGTAGTTGACGGACGTCTCGCGCTTCGGCAGCACAGGAGGATCGGCGAACGGTACGTCCTCGACCTCGGTCCACTCGGCCACCGAGCCCTTGAACCGCACCTGCGATCGGTCGGCGTTCGGCTTCGGCCCTGTCAGTCCCATAGCAGGAACCTAGCACGTTCTGTCATCGGACGGCGAGTCACTCAGAGTTACACTACTCAGGGTTACACAAATAGTGACAACTCATCATCTATCGCTGAATCGTTAAACGGATTGCCTAACGTAAAGTGATGTCCGATTTGACCGATCGGTCGGATTGGAATGCATATTGGCTGGCAGGCGCTAAACCCCGGCGTCTCCCAACCCCTGGGGGTGGGGGGTTACCCCAGGGTAACATCACTCTCTGTGTTCATCGACGACGATCGATGATGGGTGCGGTGCGGTCGGTCGCTTTCTTTTTGGTGACCGTGCGTTAGTTACGGCCGCACCTTGCTGTCCGGTCCGATGCGAATGACACGGAGAGCAAACACCGCGCAGGTTCTCGTCGCTATGGTCGTCGGGTCCACCATCACCGTGGTCGACCTCTGTGCTCGGCGCACCCCAGCAGTGGGTACGCAGCACGCATCGAGGATCACGCTTGAGGATGCGGGCACGCGTACCCCGGGGGCCGTACCAACCGGCAGGCATAGGGGAGGTGCGCCAAGCAGTGGGGGATAGGTACTGCTCGCGTGGGGGTCTAGGCCTAGGCATGCGTACCAGGGTAGGCAGCACAACGCCCTATGCCACGGGGTAGGCATAGGGCGTTGTGGTACTGGGCAGCGTACGCGTCAGGCCTTGAAGGTGATACGCCTGCGAGCGGTCAGTGCCGCGAGCAGCGCACCACCAACAGCCACGATGCCCACGCCCACGCCAGTAACAGCCCACACGTTCAGGCCCGTGATGGCCAGCGCGCCCGTGCTGCCACTACCGCCCTGCACACCCGTGCCGGCGCCGGCCACGTGGGAGGTAGACGTGTGCGGCTTGGGCGTGCTCGAGCTGGGCGTCGCGGCCGGGGCCGAGGTGTGCGACACGGGCGGCTTGCAGGTCAGGTCGTAGTCCTTGCCGTGGAAGCTGATCGAGCTAACGATCGCCGTACCGTCCTCGACCGCGTAACCCACGCCGAACGTGACGACCTTGGAATCGGCCGAGAACTTGGCCTTTCCCGGCTTCGTGTCCTTGCCCACGAGGCCCGAGTACTTCGCGACCGGGTGGCCCTGACCGCCCTCTTGGTCGTAGCTCATGGCGGTCGACCACAGCTTACCGTCGGGGTTGGTGATGATGGTCGAGTAGGGCGCTGACGTCTCGACCTTGAACAGCACCTTGTCCGGGTTGTCGGGCGACGTGAAGCCGACGCCGACGTGATCCATGTCGGCGAGATCGATCGGCGCGGTCGCGTGGTGGATCAGATCCTTGCCCTCGAAGAACAGACCGACGTAGAGCGGCGTGGGCAGGTTGCCCTGTTCGTCCGGGTTTCCATAGAAATCCTTCGGCATCGGGCACTGAGCCGCGGGCGCGGTCTCGCTGGCCTGCGCCGGCGCTGCGAGCGCGAGGCCGACCGTGGCCAGCAGGCCAGAGACGATCAGCGCGGCGAGCGCATGGAAAACAGTCTTCACGGTTCCTCTTTCTGTTGGGTGTGCGGTGCCGGACCTTACAGCGGGTTGGCGAAGCGGTGGTACGTCTCGTCGCCCTCGACGGTGTTACCGGGGATGGGGCACAGCGTCTGCATATTCGCCTCGTGCCGCCAGGCGCCGTCAGCGAAAACGAGCCCGTTCAGCTCGTCGTGATTGCGGCACGTGGCATGGTCACCGTCAACGGGCGGCCCGAGCTGACCGAACGTCGGCGCCAGGACGGCCGTGACGTCGAGCTTCGAAACGTCCTGCGCGCGCTCCCACTCGGTACGCGCGACGTACGGCCGCGCCAGCGGCACGCTCTCCGGACGGAGCCCGCGGCCGGCCATCTGCTCGGGCTCGTCCTCCATGCGCTGGCCGACGTCCAACCGAGGCGCGGACGGCCACGGCGTCGTGTCGACGATCGGGCCCCAGTTCGACCTACGCCGCCGCCCGTCACCCGGCCGGTCGAGGTCGTCGCAGGTTGTGCCGTCCTCGGTGTGCAGCCAGAGCGGCCCCAGGTAGTCGTCCTCATACTTCCAGTGCGCGGCCACCTTGCCGTGCGCGCAGACGATCGCCTCGACGTCGCTCAGGGTCGGCGCCGGCTTGGCGACCATCGGCATTGGCAGTAGCCCAGCGGCGCGCAGCTTGTCGGCCGCCTCGTGGAACTGATTGGCGGCGCGTTGTCCGATGACCCTCATCATTGCTTCCTCGCGCAGCTCACGAGCCATGGCGATCCACTGCTCGGCGGCGGTAACGGCCTCGAGCGAAAGGTTCGGACCGTTCATCGTCAGCACGCGGTAGGCCTCGGCCATGCACTCGCGCGCCGTCGGCACTTTCATGTCCTGGTCAGTCACGTGACTATCCCTTCAAGATCGGTATGGGTGATGCGTTGCGGACCTCGGCGGTCGCTGGGGTTCCAGATGTACGCGATATCCGTACGCCAGCCAGGGGCCCTGCCGGCGTGCCCGGGCGGCCGCTTCCAGGTGGCCACGAACGCGAGCTCTGTTCGGAAGCCCTTCACGGCGCAGCCCTCCGCGCCGTCGCCGGCTTGCCAGTAGAACGGCGCGACCTGGAAGCCGTTCTTCGCGGCCGCCGCACCGAGGCCGGCCGCCTGCTTACCTCGTGCGCCCGCGAACTCGGTCCGGGACCGCGGCGGCCGAGCGGGAACGATCGGCGCCGGGATGATGATCGGCTCGTAGGGTCGCGTCTCTTCGTCCATGGCCCGCATGCGTGCCGCGACGTCGCGGGCCATGATCTCGCGCCACAGGGCGCCGTCGACCGGATCTCGGTCGGTCCACTTTTTCGTCTTGAGGCCGGGGCACATCCCGAGGACGTGATAGGCGCTCAGGTAGCCGCACGAGCCGCAGTGAAACGGGCTCATGGTCAGCTCACGACCGCCCAGAGCACGGCGAGCCCGAGGTACGCGGCGCCGGCGAGCGCGGTCAGCGCTCCCCCGAAGCTCATTTCTTGACCCAGGTCGGGCAACCGCTCGAGGTGAACCACTGGCCCGCCTTGAGCGTCACCTGTGGCCGGCCGCCAGACGGCAGGTCGTTGTCGATGATGTTCTCGCCCTCGGCGTCCGAGGACTTCATCCAGTAGCAGTTAGCGCCCGGGTCGACGGCCGTGGCCGCGCGGTACGTGCCGGCTGGCGCGTCCTCACCGACGTGAACGATGTCGTCGCCCTTGATCGTCACCGGGGCCGGCTTGGGCTTCGTCGTGCTTTTGGTCGCCGCCTTCGGCGCCGGCGCCACGCTCTGCACGACGTCCGCGCTGGCCTGCCCGGCCTCGGCCACGGTCGGCGTCGCGACGCCCTGCGCGTCGTGCGCCTCGAAGGCCTTCGAGAAGATGCCGCCGCAGCACAGGATGCCGGTCAGCGTGAAGAACGTGATGACGATGACCTTCTGCCAGGTCTTCCACGGCTTGCGGGGCGGCTTTGCGGCCTGGTACTGCGTCATGATCTATCCCTCTCGATATCCATCGTCGTGCTGACGTCCGTAAAGCTAGCAGGTTCCTGCTAGGTCATGCAAGGTGCATCGACGTGAGATGCCACCCGTAACACTTCGGGCAGGAGTAGATGCGCTGCTCGACGTGGCCGGTCTGCCCTTCCCTCTCGCGCTTGTTGCGGGCGCTGACCAGGGCGAACTGGGCTTCGGCGGCAGTCAGGTAACGGCGTTTCTTGGTCGGGCACAGATTGGTGATGTCGCCTCGCAGGCGCCGGATTCGGCGCTTACTGGCCATCGAGCACCGCCGAGGCCCGCTGCTTCGCGTTCGCGTCGTAGCGGGCCGTGTGCTGCGGGTTGGACCGCCACGGGGCGTCCTTACCGTTCTGCCAGTGCGGCACGCCGGCCACGTAGGCATCCCCCGCGGCCATGGCGTAACCGATCTCCATGTCGGCCTGAATGACGCCGCGGTCCGGGCCGGCGTTGCGCTGGTACCGCACCGCGCTGGCGTACCAGCACAGGTCATAGCGGTCGTGCGGGCGCGGCGCGAGGTAGACGAAGCCACTCGGCGTCGGCAGGAACCATATGCCGCCCGCGGTGCGCAGCCACGCCGAATGGCTCTCGGCGAACAGGTCGAACAGCTCGTGGTCGAGGTCGCCGTCGGCGTACTCCTGCTCGACCTTGCCGACGTCCTCGGCCAGCTGCTCGTCAACCGCCTCCGGGACGTCTTCCTCGTACATCAGCAGGTCATCGGGAATCTCGCCGACGTCGACGTCGCCCGGGCCGTTCAGGTTGACCATCGTGGCGAGCTTGTGCCGGCCCGTGACGCCGGTCGGGTCAAGGATCACGCAGTCACGCTTACCGGGATGTAGGCGCAGCCCGCGACCGACCATCTGCTGATACAGCAGCTCGCTCATGGTCATCTTGAGGATGACGCACTCGATCATCGGGAGGTCGGTGCCCTCGGTGAACAGCGCGACGTTGCTGATCAGGGTGATCCGGCCGGCCCGGAACTCGTCGAGCAGGCGGTCGCGCTCGTCGTCGGGCGTCGTGCCGTCGATGTGCGCCGCGGACACGCCGGCTGCCCGGAATGCCTCGACGACCTCCTTCGACACGTCGATCGACGGCATGAACGCCATCGTCGGGCGGCCTCGGGCGTGCTCGTGCCACGCCTCGACGATGCGCTGCGGCGCCATGGCGGCGGACATAGCCGCGCCGAGCTGCTTCTGACCGAGGTCGCCGGCGACCTTCCGTACGCGCGACAGGTCGAGGTCCGCGATGCGTACGCGGATGCCGCGGGGGCGCACGAGGCGGCCGCGGCGGATGAGGTCGAGCAGGCCGATCTGTGGCTCGACGACCGCCTCGAACACGTCGCCGAGCGCCTTGCGGTCGGCGCGGCCGAGCGTCGCCGTGACGCCGAGCACGAGCGGTCCGTCGGGCTCGAAGGCGCCCAGCTCACGCAGCACGCGCATGTACGTCTCGGCCACGATGTGGTGCGTCTCGTCGACGACGATCAGCCCCCACCGCCGCATACGCAACAGCGGCAGCGTGGTCGCGGTCGCCGCGGTCATCACGCTGCCCACGACCACCGGCGCCCGGTACTCCTTCGTGGTGCCCTGCAGACGACCGATGCGCAGGCCGGGATTGACCTGCTGCAGCTTGTCGATCGCCTGACTGATCAGCTCGGTGCGGTGCGCGAGCACGAGCACGCCCTGGCCGGCCTCGGCGCACATGCCGGCGAGCTTGGAGAAGGTCGGCGTCTTGCCGCCGCCGGTCGCCATCACCATCGCGATGCGCCGAGCGCCGGCCTGCCACGTCTTGATCGCGCCGTCGACGAGCTCCTGCTGGTAATCGAACAGCGTGATCACGTCAGCGGCCCCCACGTCAGGTGCATGCGCTCCTCTTTGCGCCCGCACCGACGGCAGCGGCGCCGTGATGTCGTCCACCCGACAATCGGCAGGTTCCGCTTGTGCGACCACGGGTACCAGTCGTGCCCGAGCAGGCACCGGAACGCGAACTTCATTCGTCGTCACCGCCGATCGGGTCGTAGTTCTCGTCGAGGTGTGGGCACGGTGTCGCGAAGAGCGCGAACATCATCGGGAAACCGTGCGCGTAGATCAGGTCGTCGACACCGCGAGCGGGACAGTAGCCCGCCCACAGGCCCGAAGCGCCCGGCGCTTTCGCAACCCGGTGCTTATCGGCGTCGACGACTAGCCACCTACGCATCAGAATGGCGGTTATCGAGCGTCTCGACAGGCACGATGGCGAGCTGCAGGCCGAGGGCGTTGAGCGCCGTCTCGTAGGTCATCATGTTCGGGTATCGGCCGTTGACGTGCTCCGGCCGGCACCACTCGTACAGCTGCTCGTTCACGCTCAGCGGGTCGCGCATGGTGAGCTGCCCGAGCTGCCTGGCGAACGCGCGGCGCGACATCCCCCGCGACTCGTGCAGCTCGCGCAGGGCCCGCCCCGCGGTGTCGGCGTTGATGCGGATGATCATCCGTAGTTCTCCTTCGCGCTCAATGGCCAGGGCTTGGTGATGCCGGCCTTACGCAGGTGCTCGGCGCAGGCAGGCGCGCCGCCACGGACGAACCGCCCAACGGCCGGGACGCGCGCCTGCAGGTGCTCCTCTCCGGCGACCGCGCACCATACGAGGCGCTCGGACTCGGGTCCGTCGACCCGCGCAAGGCAGTCGTAGAGCTCCGGCAGCACCGTCTTGATCAGGTTGCGTTTGCTCTCGGGGGCATTGGCGAAGATCGCGTACGGGTCAGCCACGGCGCCACTTCCGGGATGTGAGGCACTCCGTGCAGACGAAGTACCAGCGCGCCCGACTCCATCGTCGGCGCTTACCCAGAACCGTCGCTTTCGGCGGCCGCCAGCAGAAGTCACAGTGCTCGACCGGTCGGGTTGTCATACTCAGAGCCTAGCAGGAACCTAGTAGGTTAACAACACCGTTAGCGTCCGAAGATACCTCGGCGCCGCGCTCTCTCGCGTACGTGATGACCGCGCCGGTGACCGCGCCCGATCCACGAAAAACGTCCCACACGGCATCGACGAATGGGTCGTACGACAGGCAGTCGAGAATCCATCGCGTGAATCCTTCCGGCTTAGCGCCCGGGAAGCCGGAACGAGGGGCATTGCCCGTCCATACGTCCGGAACCATGCCACGCCCCCCCCTGTTGGACCTACGCCCCTCCGGGCAATACACGATGACGGGCTCCCACAGCGAACGCATGCGATGCGACCCGGGATTGGCGTTCGGTTTCACCCATGCGGCGATACGTGCAGCCGCGGGCAGCTCGCCATACGCGGCCAGCCCATCGGGGGACGTACAAATCGCGAAGCCGTCTGTCACGTCGAGCAACTGCAGCAGCAGGGCCCGGTGCCGAGTCGGATCATCCCACTCATGAGCGCTCTCATGCCGATCAGCCGGGCGATCCTTGACCGAGCGCTGACCGTATCCGTACCAGCGTGAGGCTCGGTTCTTACGCCCGCCGGAACCTACAAAGGGGGGATATGGCGGGTCGGCAATAGCAAGATTCACGCGCCAACCCTAGCAGGAACCTAGTAGGTCTGACAACACGAAAAAGGACGGCCCCGGGGGAAGTGGGGCCGTCCTAGGTCGCTTGCTCAGGCCTGCTCGTTGTCGCTCTCGTCGTCCGACGTCTTGGCGATCAGCGTGTCACTGTCGAGCGCCACGGTCTCGGGCTGCTCGTACTGCTCTTCGCGCGCCTGCGCGCCGTGCAGGGCGACCGTCTCGTCGGTGGCGCCGGCCTCGGGCTGCGGCTGCTGGTTGTCGGTGTCGCTCATGATCACTCCTAGGCGTTCGGGAACTGTCCCACGAACGTATACCCGTCTTTCGCCCCGGGCATGTTCGGCGGACAGCCGCGGCGCGTGACGTCGGTCCTGTCCTGCGCCGTGTCGCACTCGACGCAGATGAACAGGTCGCCGGTCAGCGGACGCAGCATGCGGCGCATGCACGTCGAGCACATCCGAGAGAGCGCTCTCACGTCCCCTGCTCTCGCCTCGACCGCCCCACGAGCAGGGGGCGCCACGTGTCCGGTACATCGGTCGCGCGGTCGAGCCTGACCCAGCGGAGGAGCCCCTGCGGGTCGAGGTAGGCCGCTTCGCCGTCGCTGACCATCGCATTGAGCGGCTCGGGCTCCGGGGCCGGCGCCTCGCTCGGGCGCGCCTCGCGTAGCGCCTTGACCAGCTGGCGGTAGCCCTGCTGCGTGAATTGGATCTCCGTCGTATCTCCCATGACCGAGCAGCTTACGCGCCCGGAGGGCCCCTTCCGGGGCCCGCTCCCTTACTCCGGCGCCACGTTCCACGCCTTGTTGGGTTGGTTCCAGTACTCGCTGTTCTCGCAGTGGCAGATGTAGGTCCCGGCGGCGATCTGCGCCCTCAGCTGCTCGGTCGGGTCCTCGACCTCGAGCATCTCGGCCGCCCACTGGTAGCAGTAGAGGTCGTGTCCGATGCTCGCGGCGGCGGCTTCCTCGGCGTCCCAGTCAATCTCTGTCATCGTCATGCTATTAGTGTAGCAGACCTAGTAGGTTTTAGGGGGTCTGAGCTGGGCAATGTGACGCAGACCACACCCGTTCCTAGTAGTTGCTCTTGATGAAGTCGACCGCCTCGGTGACCGTGGTCAGCGCCATCCGCGGGTCCCGCAGGTCGGCAAGCAGGTCCCGCCGCATCTCGGCTCGGACGGCCGCCCGGAGGTCCTCGAGCAGGCCCCCGATGTCGCCCCGGTCGCCGGCCAGCTTGGCGATTTCCGCTTCGATCTTCTCTGTCTTCGTCATGCTGTAAGTGTAGCAGACCTAGTAGGTTTTAGGGGGTCTGAACTGGGCAATGTAACGCAGACCACATTCACCATTATGCTTGCATCGACACATAAAAAAAGTCCCCGGCGAACCGGGGACTTGATCTTGAACGGGTCAGATCATGGTGACGCTGATCGACCCGATCCGGTTGTCCCAGCCGCTCGGGAAGCTGCCGAGCGCATACGGCTGGCTGTCGTAGTGGATGCTCGTGCCCGTGCACACGTTGTTGTCGTAGTAGGTCACCCGGAAGCCGTTGATGACCCACTTCGAGGCCGACGAGCTGATCGAGTTGTTGAACGTGCCGGCCGCGAACTTCCAGCAGTGACCGGACGCCTGGTAAATCGTGCTGCTCTGGTACTCGGCGAACGATCCGGTCTGCAGCGTGCCCGTCCAGATGCAGATCTGACCGTTCGCACACTGCGAGATGTCTGCCTGCGCCGGGGCGGCGACGGCCGCCGAGAGGCCCAGCGTGAGGACGAGGCCGGCGAGCGCGGCCATGATGCGGTTTCTCATGCTGGCAACCTAGCAGGTTTCGGCACTGCCCGGTTCACTGCCCGGTTACCCGGTAGCGGGTGCCCGGTTCGAAACCGCCTCTGACCAGGGGATTGCCCGGATGCCCGGTTACCTGCCCTATGGTAGCTGACTTTTTCTGTCCCGGAAAAATATCAATACCTACTAGTTTAGTAGACATCTTATTTTTTTCTGTCTCTTCTCTCTGACCATAGTCGCGCAAATAACCGGGTAACCGGGCAATGCCCTGGTCAGGGGCGGTTTTTGATCGGGCAGCCCGGTGGGTGCCCAACGGATACCTTGCGGTACAGCGGTCTACCCGGTACGTTACTGGGCATGTCGAACCTACGCGTTCAGCGCGAACTCAGCATTCCGATCACATGTACCGAATGCGGCGAATCGCTCACGCTTACTGCGCCCCGATGGTCGCGCCTGTCAGACCTCCACGAGCCCGAGCACGAGTGCGCGCCCGCGGCACCGGTCCGAGTTCAGCCGGTAGGTACCGCGCGCACCGCCGAGCCCGACCTAGCGGCCTTCGTGGCCGAGCACATCGAACCGGGCCACGTAAGCATGCTCGGGCACCTGCGAGGCGCTAACCCGTTGCTGGGCGGCGGCACGGAGCACGTCGAGTTGACCGAGCTGCACGACCTGTTCGAAGAGCAGTACGGCAAGGGGTGGGGGTCCGGCATGTTCGGGCGCAAGCTCCGTGAGGTGCTTCCCCAGGACGTCGACATTCGGCGAGAAATGATCAACGGAGACCGAGCGCGACGCATCATCGGCATGCGCTGGCGCAACCGCAGACAGCCCTCAGGCGGTAAGGCCTGAGGGCTGCGGGTCCAGCTTAACGGGCGTTCAGTAGTCGTGACCGCCCTCGGCGTGCGCCTCGGGGTCGACGCATCGGCCGCGGGCGCACGGGTCGTACTCAGGCTCGACGTCGGGCGTGAACGTGTCGTCGAGGTAATCGCTCTCGTCGGCGAAGTTCAGGGTCTCGTACTCGTCATCGTTAACGTTGGGCATGACGTAAACCTAGCAGGTTTTAGGTAGTCCTATCAGGCGTTTGTGACCCATGTCACGTTACCGGCGGGACGTCCAGCCCGTGCGGGTTGAGCAGCGCGACCCATGCCGACCGCCCCTCGACGACCTGCGGCACGATGCCGAGCACGCGCCGCGCCCGCACACCGTTGATCATCTTGCGCTCGACGGTCAGGCCGGCCGAGGTCAGCGCGCGCGAGAACCGTTCTTTGTCGAGCTTGTGCTCGACCTCGTTGCGCACCGCCCAGGCCCGGTAGGCCGGGAACAACTCGTCGAGCGGGACCGGCGGTGCGGCGGCCGCGAATGCGCACGTGTCCTCGATGAACGGCTGCACGGGACCCTGCTGACGGCGCACCTCGGCCGCCAGCTCGCGGGACGACTCGGGCTCATGGAAACGGCCGGCCGCGTCCAGGTCGCGCAGGCCTTCGATGGCCCACGCCAGGATGCCGGGCAGCTCGTCGAGCAGGCGCGCCTTGAGTGTCGGGTCCTCGCGACCGACCACCGTGCCCGGGAACCGGATGTGCATCATGCGGGTGGCCAGGGCACCGGACGCGTCCTTGAAGCTGGGCAGGTCGTTGCCCATGATCATGAACCGGACGCCGAGCCGCCCGTGCCACGCCTCGCGGTTCTTGCGGTCGATGTCGCGGGAGTCGCGCCCGACGATCGCCTTGATCGTCTCGACCGCCTGCACGATGTCGCGGTGCTGCCACGAGATGTCGCTCATGATGGCGAGTGTCTTGCCGATGAGTGGCTGCTCGCCGAACGTCGTGACCAGCTTCGGGATGCTCGGGCTGGCCACGTTCTCTTCGCCGAGCAGCGCCTCGACGACCATGCCGGTCGTGCCCTTGCCCGAGCGCGGCAGGCCTTGCATGTGCAAGAGCTTCTCGTGGTCGGTGCGGCCGGAGATCACGTAGCCGATCCACTGCCGCAGTAGCCGGATCGCGTCCGGCGGCAGGACGTCTGAGAGGAACCATTCCCACGTCGGGCACTTCGCGTCCCGGTCGTACGGGAACGGGACGGACTGCAGGTTGAAGCGGGCGGGGTCATGCGGCAGCAGCGTGTCACTGGCGACGTCATAGACGCCGTTGCTGCAGGCCACCTGCGAGGCGCTGTCGTCGGACTCGGCGTCGGAGTCCCGGTAGAGCACCCCGCGGGACAGGGCGTGGCCGACCGCCGAGATCTTGGTCTCGGTCGGGCGCCACGGCTTCGTCCCGCCCTCGTCGTCGGCGCTCTCGAACACGGCGTCGGCGGTCTGCGTGTACAGCCAGTTGTCGACCGCCTCGTCGCGCCACTGCACGTATCGCGTGCCGTTGTGCAGGTAGTAGTCCCCACGCCACCAGCGGGCAGGGATCGTCATCCGGCCGGCGAGCGCCCGGGCGACGTCGACGGGCGCCATCGGGGCCGGCAAGAGCACCCCCTTCTCGACGGCATCGGCGACCCGCTCGGCGTGCTGCTGCTTGGCCGCGGCGTGCGCCGCGTCGGCTGCTGCCTGCTTGCGGGCCCGGTCCTCGGCCTTGATCAGCTCGTTGAACTCGGTCACGCCCAGCTTAGACAGCGCGCTACGGGCGAGCATGTCGCGCGCTACGCCGCGCTCGGCCGGCGCCCATGTGGCGATCTCGGGAATCAGCAGGCGCAGCGCGGCGGCGCGCTCATCGAAAGGGAGGCGCTCGAGCCCCTCGGTCATCTCGCCGACCCGCGAGCGGTTGGCGGCCGCGGCCTGCTCGGCACGCTCGAGACGCTGTGCCTCGGCGATCGCCAGGAACGCTGCGGGGTCGAAGTCCGGCAGCGTCGCGCCGGGGTCGTGCTCGCAGTGCCGTCGCGGGGCGGGCTCGGCGGCCGCGGCCAGCTGCACGGCGCCGTTCCACAGCCGCGTCCATTCGCCGTTCGCGACCCGCTCGGCGCCGACCGCCAGCTCGAACGACTGCGAGAGCGCGTAGGTCGCCCGGGCGGCGCCGATGTGACCCTCAGCGCCGAAGCGCACGATGGCGGCGAGCGCGTCGCGGGCGGTCTCGTGCCTGGCGCCGTTGACGTCCTTGAGGTCGTCCACAGCCTTCGTCAACACTCTGTGGATAGGCATGCAGATCGGGCCCTCGCTACGCAGCGCCTGCCACCAGTCGGCCAGCGCCCCACTACCAAGGTTGCCCTTTTCGGCCCGGTCGTAGGCGAGCGCCAGACCGCGCACCCACGCCTCGGGCAGCTCGGCGAGCTCCTCCGGCCGGGGAATGTCGCCGCCGCAGAGGACGTTTCCGTAGCGCCACTCGTACAGCGCGCCATCGGCCTCGGGGTTAGTGGACGGCCAGACGACCGCGTACCGGTGGCCGGTCTGGATGATCTCGATGAACTTGCCGGCCTCCCCGGGCCAGTTGATCTCGCGGCCGTCGAAGTGTGTCGGCACGCGGTAGAAGCGAATGCCGGACGGCGCCGGCCGCGCGCTGCTGACCCAGGTCGCCGGGAGCGGCCCCCACTGCGCCTCGAGCTGCGCGAGCGTGGCGGCGCCCGTCTTGTTGCGGTAGTCGTCGACGTCGAGCCCGATCACACCCGGCGGCATGCGCAGGCCGATGTTGCGGTCGCCGTGTGTCTCGATCCAGGCCTGCACGTCGCCGCCGGACGGGTACGGCGCGCCGTGTCCGGTCCACCCGCCCGGGGGCGGGAACTTCAGCCCGGGGGCGCCGCCGAGCGGTAGCGTGCCGTGCCAACCTGCAGCCCGATAGATGTGGGCGGCTCGCTCGAACGGGCCCCTATATGTAGTATCCGACAAGTCACATCTCCCATGATTTGACAGTCTGCTCACCCCAGTGGACGCAAACGCCCGCGCTGACCGCCTAACCGGTCGCCGCGGGCGTCTTGTTTCTCGGGATTGTGAGCCTACGCCTGCGCGAGCGCGTCGCGCTTGCGCGCCGCGGCCTCGGCGTCGCGGTCGGCGAGCCACTTCGCGCCGCGTGCCCGGGTGGCCTGAAAGGCGCGCTTGCTCATGGTGCGTTCGAGGTCGTCGACCGCGGCGGCAATCAGACCGCGCAGGGTCTCGCCTTCCTTCGGGCGGCTCGTGCCGGCGGCGTCAGCCGACGTGAGCGCGAGACCCATGATCAGCTCGCGGGTCGGTCGGTCGATCAGGACGGATAGGGATTCGGAAAACCGCGGCCCCGCCGCGGTCGCGTTGTTCGCCATGCGCTGACCTTAGCATGTACCTAGCAGGTTGCGCACCTAGCAGGTTCCTGCTAGGTTAGTGGGTATGGGAGAGATGAGCGCACAGAACGTCGCGGAAGTGCTCGGCAGCTTCGTGCAGCGCAGGGCCGAGACGGACCGCAGCTCGCTGCGGGGTGCCAGAGTGGGCGTCACGCCCGGGTCGGGTAATAGCCGCTTCGCGCGGATGGTGATCGCATTGCCGAACGGGCAGACGTTCACCGCGCAGATCGAGAAAGTCTGACCATGAAACAGGCCGTCGGTTACTTCCTGGTCGCGGTCGCGCTGACCGTGCTGGCCGGCCTCATCATCGGGGCGCTCGCGGGCTGCGGTCCGCAGGACGACGCGCCGCACGGTGGGGCGACGACGTGCGCCGGGACCGGCCACGTCAAGATCTGCGTGCCGGACGGTACCCAATGACGCGACCGAAGATCGAGATCGAGGTGAACTCGATCCCATGTCCTTTCTCACGGTGCCGTCAGCAGGTCGCGCTCCTGCGGCACGCTCCGGCGTCCGACCGCCTCGACGAGTCGGTCGTCACGGTCGAGCAGCACGTGATCGCCGGGCCCAACTACTGGTACCAGACGTGGTGCCCGGCGTCGCACCTGCTCATCCCGCTCAGCGACCGGGGCCGCGAGGTGCTCGCCGAGCACGAGGAGCGGTGGATCACGGCGAACGCGCAGCGGATCAACGAGTTCGCATCACGCGGCGTGACCAACTACAAGCAGGAGAACGAACGTATCCAGCAGCTCAAGCGGATCGGCGAACTGGGGCACCTGAACCGCCCGGGTGAGGACTACTACCCGCCGCGACCGAGCGACACCGAGGAAGCCGAAGCTGACCAGGCCGGGAAGCCGTTCCCGGCGCACGTCGAAGGTCATCAGATCAAGGGAAGGGGCCACGTGACCAGCGCCAACGAGAACACGATCAGCCTTATCGCGCTCGCCAAGACGGCGCTCGGCAGCGCGCAGGAGGACTGCTCGGCCGCCACGAACATCGTCGAGCTGCTCGACTCGAAGCTCATGGCCATCGAGCAACTGCTCATGAACGCCGGCCAGCTCGTGGCCGCGGCCGCCATGAACTCGGCGAGCAACCCGCAGCGCGTTGACGAGGCGGCCGGCCTGATCGCGCTCGCCGACACGGCGAACGACGACGCCAGCGCGAAGGCGGCCGGCGTGCTGACGGAGATCAGTCGGGTCTTCGCCAGCGCCACGCAGGCCATTGACAAGCTCGACGAGTTCATCGCGCAGATCTCGGCGTGACGACGTATGAGCAGGTCCACAGCGGCGCCGTCGTGCTTGGGCATGACGGCGCCCTGTGGGGCGTCGAGCACATCGAGCGCGAGCCGACGCTGGCGGTCACGCTCGTGCGGCACGGCCAGCGCGTGACCGGCTGGCCCCCGGCCGGCATCGAGGTCACGGTGATTGACCAGCCCGACATGTCCGCCGAGTTCTGGGCGGCACAGAATCTGATCGACGCGTTCGGCTCGGTCGAGCTGATCGCCGAGCACTGGGAGAGTGGAACGTGATGGTCCCGATCAACGCCGGCCCGGGCGGCGTGAAGCTGCCGGCCGAGACCTCGGAGAACCTGACCGAGCTGCGGGCGCGCGAGCTGAACTACAACGAGCAGGGCGAGCCGAGCACCGCGGGCTCGTGGTACCTGCTCGCGCTGAGCGACCTCACCCGCGACGGCTACGACGCCATCGAGGTGCACTACCCCGACAGCGACGACGCCGACGCTCCGCCCAACGCTATCGTGCTGTACAAGGGCGCGCTCTCGTGAGCTGGCACCGGGACGGATCGCATTGCGATCGGCCGGCCGAATGCACGGCGCTCGCCGACCGCCGGCAGCGGGCCCGCGAGTCGTTCTGGGACGCGACCTTTGACGTCGGCGCGCGCGAGGCGGCCGAGGTCGCCATCGAGACCGCGACGCGCGTGAAGATCACGGCCGACGTCATCGATGCGGCGTCCGACGAATTTCCATGGTGGACGCACGACAGCAAGAACGACATGAGAGAGCCGCTGATCGCCGCCTTCCGGGCAGCAGGATTCGAGGTAGAGGAATGACCGAGCAGCAGGCCGCGCACGCCCTCGTCGGCACCATGCCGAATACGGGGCGCTGGGGTTGGTACAAGGACCACGAGGGGCGCGAGTTCCAGCGCGCGACCTCGCTGGTCAAGAAGGTCGAGACCGACCGCGAGGCGCTCGACAAGTGGTACCGGCGGCAGGTCGCGATCGGCATGGCACTGCGCGACGACCTCGTGCTCGCCGTCAAGGCGATCGGCCGGCCCGGGCCGGACGGCTACACGAGGGAGCAAAAGGCCGACCTGAATAAGCTGTCGGAGACCGCCTTTGAGGCCGCCAAGACGACCGACGGTGGCGTGTCGGGGACCGCGGTGCACACGCTGACCGAGCGGGTCGACCGCGGCGAGCCCGTCGAGCAGGTCGCCGCCGGGCTGCCGGCCACGTACTCCCTCGCGGTCCGCAACTACGCCAAGCTGATCGAGCTGAACGACTGGCACGTCGTCGAGATCGAGCGGACCGTCGTGAACGACCGGCTAAACGTCGCCGGCACGCTCGACCGGATCTACCGCGTTGACCTGGCCCTGCTCGGGCCCGGGACGTGCCAGCACGGACACGCGCCGCACGAGCACGACAAGCTGACGGCCGCGACCGGTCAACTCGGGGTCGTCGGCGACGTCAAGACGGAGGGCGAGCCGTGGCGCAACGGGCTGCACATCGGCCCCCAGCTCGCCACCTACTCCCGGGCCGAGCGGATGTGGCTGCCCGAGGGGCGCTACGTCGACATGCCGTGCGTGCGGCAGGACGTCGCCATCGTGGTGCACATCGACAAAGAGACCGGGCACGTCAAGCCGCTCTTCGTCGACCTTACCGCCGGGTGGCGTCTCGCGGTGCGGGCTCGCGAACAGGCTAACGACGAGTCGATCGCGCGGCGCAAGCTCGGCGTGCAGGGCGGGCTCTTCGCCGAGATGCCCGGCATCAAGCAGCCCAAGGTCGCTGAGACGTTCGTCGAGCACACGATGGCCCGCGACTACGGCAACCCGAACCGCCCCGACAGCCCGCCGGCGCCGAGCCTGGCGACCGCGGTGCTCGACGCGGCCCGGGCGAACGACGTGGGCGCGACCATGGCGGCGCTGCACCACGCCAGCGCCGCGCTCGAGGTGCCGCCAGTTGAGCGGGTGACCAACCCGATACCCGGTGACCAGCTCACGATCACGGGGGACGGCGCGCCGCGTGAGATGGTCGCGATTACGGGCGCCGATGGAAATGTCTCGTGGGCGCCGGCCGGTAACCGTGGCGACGCCCTGCCGACCGCAGCGGCGGCAACGGTGTCCGGTCAGCTCGACGAGATCGACCGCAGCGCCATCGAGAACGTGTGGGCGGCGACCGGCCTCGACATGCTCGCCGAGACGTGGCGCATCTACACCGAGGTCTGCGGGCGTACGTGGGGCGGCCGCGTGGCCGAGGCGGCGGACGCTCGGCGACGGCAGATCGAGTGCGTACAGCGCTCGCTGCACACGGGCGGCGGCAAGTGCGCGTGCGGCTGGAACGGCGCGCAGGGCTTTCCGGCGTAGGTGTTGACACCTGCTAGGAACCTGCTAGGCTTTGAGTTGTAAGGCAAGCCCCACCGGAAATGACTGAGAACTAGACGGAGCCCACAGGCGCAAGCCCGAAGCGAACTCGAAGAGAGCGGTTCTCCGCTCCTGCCTCAGGCCGGGACTAGGTAGCCAAGCTGACAGCCCGGAAAGACGGGCCCCAAAGCTCAAGGGGCGGTCCGGTCGAACCTAGGTCGGTTAAAGCTCGCGGTACACACCGCCCCGAACTGGCCCGGATAGCATCTGGGTCCGGCCGTCCGCCCGGTGGGCGTGATGCTGGGGATCGAATCCCTCGGGCGGTCGCGGCAGGAAGGAAGCGGAACGGAACCGGGACGTACGCCCGGAACTGGGAAGCCAGTGTGACGGAAGCGACGCACCGTCTCAGGCGACCCCCGTAGAACTCCTGCTCTTCGACCGGACGGTTTCTAGAGCCGTACGGTAGTCGTATCCCAGCTCGACAGAGTTGGGCATCGTGACAGCTCTCTGGCAGAGGGTCCCTCGAAAGGGGAACGGTCCGGGTTCGACTCCCGGTCACGGTGCGAGAACGGTGTAGCGGCATTACGCAGGATCGGGCCGCCACGACGACTAGCGGGTGAGGTCGTCACCGAAGGAAGTTAAACGCACACAGAAAGCGGGTCCCCAGTGACCAATCCGTTCGCTCAGAACGTCCCCGCGCAGGAGGCGTCGGCGCAGCCGAACAACCCGTTCGCGGGTGCTCAGCAGCGGCCCCCGGCGCAGACCTACCCGCCTCAGCAGCCCGCTCAGGCGTACGCCCCGCAGCAGCCACAGGCCTACGTGCCGCCGACGCAGAGTCCGTACAGCAACCCGTACGGTGTCGCCCCCGGCGCCCAGAACTCGCCCGCGGTCTACGGCGGTCCCCAGCAGCAGCCGCAGGCCTACACGCCGATGCCGCAGGGCGCGCCGCCGGCGCTCGACCCGAGCATGATCAACGCTGCGCCCCCGCCCCCGCCGAGCGCGGACGGTAAGGGCGCCAAGCTGGAGAACATGTACGGTCGGCTCGTCCTGTTCTTCCCGCACTCCCGGGAGAGCAAGCCGAAGAATCCCGGCTTCATCACGGATCAGGACCGGGCGTCCGGCAATTTGATGCAAGACCAGGTGACCGCGACCATCGTGGTCATCGACGACGGCCGTGGGGGCTACAGCCCCGTGCAGTGGGGCGGCGACCTGACGCGCAATCAGCCGCACACCGACACGGCGCAACTGCCGTACATCCGTCGGGGGATGTGGATCTCACAGACCAAGCTGATCGCGCAGCTCACGCCGTTCCTGCCGCAGGGCCCGGGCGCGGCGCCGGGGCTCGTCATCGGCCGCCCGGTCAAGAGCGGGCCCGAGCGTAACTCGCCCTGGTACCTGCAGGCGCCGACCGAGGCCGACACCGCGGCGGCTCGCAACTACCTCGACCTCGTTCGGACCGGACAGGTACCGCACCCTCTCGCGGCCGCGTGAGACTGAACATCCGAGTGACCGGCCGCCCTGCCCCGCAAGGTTCCAAGGGGCAGGGCGCGCACGGTCAGCTGCTCGAGGCGTCGCCGTACCTGCCCGCGTGGCGGACCGCGGTCCGAACGGGCGTGTTCCAGGCCTACCGAGAGGGCGGCGTCAATCCGGCCGCGCTCCCGCTCTTCCCGGCGCCGACCGCGGTGCACATCGAGCAGTGTTGGTTCCTGCTGCTACCCGAGCAGTGCCGCGCCGAGGGGACCGACAGGCCGGTCGGCACGCCTGACATCGACAAGTTGCTGCGCGCGACGCTCGACGCCCTCGGTGGCGCGCACGGCAAGACGGCTCGGGTCTTCGCGGACGACTCGCAGGTCGTCCGGATCGGCAACCTCAGCAAGCAGTACGCCGCCCGGGCGCCGGGGGCGATCATCGTGATCAGTGACGAAGGGGTATGACGTGGGAGACAGGTATCGGGTTACGGTCGAGCGGCTCACGCCGGCGGCCGATGGGGTCGGCGACGACTACGCGACGATCGTCGAGCTGCTCGCCGAGGCCGAGATGCTGGCACGCTTCGCGCCGCAGGCGGTCGCCGAGGCGCTCGGCGCCGAACAGGGCACGCTGGCTACCGGCGGCGTCGTGCCGGCCACGGGCGAGCCCGTGTTTCAGGACGCGACGGTTCCGAGGCAGACGCGTCGGCGCCGGACGAAGGCCGAGATCGAGGCCGACAAGCTCGCCGAGCATCAGGCCGCGAGCGCGGCGCCCGTGCCGGGTGGCCCCGTTCCCGGGCCGTCGCCGGCCGAGGTCGTCGCGCCGATGAATCAGACGCCCGCGCTCGATGCGCCGCCGGCCGAGCCGTTCAACCCGTTCAATCGGTAGCCGCCCGGCACGTGAGACGCCCCCGGAGTCCCGGGGGCGTTTTTCATGGGGTCGTCTTGGTCACGGTCGACGGGTCGTCGGTCGGTCCGACGCCCGCGGTCACGATCGACGTGAGGGTCGACAGGACGGCGCCACCGACCGCCGCGCCGAGGGCGACCTTCCAGTCGAAGTGCAGGACGTCGAAGGGCTCGGCCAGCAGGCCGGCGCCGATGACGGCCTGAGCTGCGCTCTTGATGGCCCGTTCGAGGGCCTGGCGCCAGAAGTTCTTGCCGTAGGTCATGCTCCGATGGTACGGCTCAGTGACAGACCTTGGCCCGAGCTGCGGCTATGTTCGCGGCGAACACCTTGCCCGACTTGGTGGGCGGGGGCGTCGCTTTGTACTGATCGTCGAGCGGCGCAAACACCGAGCAGAGCGCCTGGTCGGTCGCCTCGCGCGCGGCACGCTCCCGCTCGATCGAGCGCTCGTTGACCCGCAGGGAGACCACGAGCACCGCCATCGACGCCATGACCGGGAGCATCACCACGACGACCCACGAGTACCAGGACGGCAGTCCGCGGGTCGTCATCCAGCTGCGCAACGGGCTCACGACTCAGCCCCCGATGTGACGGACGACGATGCCGAAGGCGGCAAGTCCGGCGAGCGATCCAGCCGCGGCGAGTCGCCCGTACCAGTGCCACCGCCATACTTGAAGGCCAAGATCTGGCCGACGCCGGGAACGCCGAGAATCGCTCCCATCAGCCACAGGAGCGGCTCGCTGACTTCCGTCGGGGGAGAGAAGCCGATTCCCGCCTGCTTGAAGATCACCACCCAAGGGAAGGTGAATGCCGCGAGGTCGAGTAGGACGCGCGGCCATCCTGGGGCCGATTGTTGCTGCCGTGCGCTCACTCATGATCCGCCAATCCGGGCAGGTTGAAGGGTCGCCGTACGCCACAACCTACCCGTGGGCCGCCCACCCGAACGGGAAGCTGTGTTGCCTGAACCTTAAGCGACCCTTAAGCGGACCGGCTACGCCTTCGACTTGAGCTGCGCGACGTCCTGCGCCAGCGCGTAGACCGCCTTGCCTAGGTTGCGCAGCACGACCCATGCCGGCTGGCGGGCGCCCTTCGGGTCCATGCCGTCCGGGATGCCCTGAGAGAGCGCCGCCTTGCCGATCGGCGTCTCGTAGGTCCCGTCCGGCTTGCCGTCAGCGCCGTTGAGCTTGACTTCCTTGGTGAGCGCGGCCACCACACCGTTGATGATGTCCTGCTTGTCCTGCGGCGTCACGTCGTCCTCCTGCCCCGGGGCGCTACCGGCCCGGATCTTGTTGGCGAGCGCCTTGACCTTGGCCGCGCTCGCGTTGATCTCGAAGTGCATCGGGTCCTTGCGGCCGGAGTAATCGCCGCCCCAGCGCAGTACGCCGCCGGAGTCGGTGACGATCTTCCGGATCGCTGTGATCTGCTTGGCCGAGAAGGTCTTGGGCGCGTCGGTGCCGAGCGGGTGCTGATCGGCGTTGAAGTCGACCGCCGTGCCGCTCGCGTGGTTACTGATCGAGCTGCTGCCCCGGATCGGCCGGTTGTACCAGCCCCAGCACGTGCCCGCCTTGAGCTTCTCGACCTCGCTGTCGAAGCGCTTGGCGAGCCATCGGAACACGATGGCGACGTCGCCGGCCAGGATGCCGTTGGGCACATGGACGCTTCCGAGGATCGCGCCCTCGTCCTGCCGGCCGCCGGTCGCGTCGACCGGCCAGCCGTTCTGTGACGTGCTCATGCTGCTAGCTTACGACGGCATGGCCATGACCATGATGCCGCGCTCGTAGACGGTTCCAGCGATAGCGCCACTGATACCGCGGTGCATGACGACGGCGTTGTACGTGGCGCCTGGGGTCAAGCCGGTCACGATCCTGAACATTGAGGCCTGGATACGCGTGTCTGCCGCAGTGCCTGTGCCTCTGCGCGTCTCGATGCAGCTGTTATCGGCGGCGGCCCCGTTGCCCGCCACGACCGCTCCGCTGCCGATGGTCGATCCGGAGGCGACCTGCACGGTCACGCCGATGAATCCGGCGCTCGTGGCGACCTCGACGCGAGCCGACCAGAACACGACCACGATGCCGCTGGTCGGCGCGACGAACGTCGTGCCGCAGGTAGCCGTGCCCACGCTGTACGTGCTCGTGATCGTGGTCTCGTCGGTGCCCTCGTAGTCGTTCGCGAAAGGCGGGTTGTCGAGCGCCTTGAGCTTACTACCGGTTGTCATATCTCCCCCTACAGCCCGTAGTAGACCGGACGCCACAGGCTGATAGGCGACCCGCTGGTCTGAGCCTTGACGATACCGTTCACCGAGCGGGTGACCGTCGCCGTCTGCAGCAGGTTAGGCGCGGTCCCGCTCACGGCGCCCATGGCGGTGACGGTGATCTTCTCGCCGCCGCAGTTCACGTCGAGCGGGTAATCGCCGGCGTCCGTCGACCAGACCTCCACGGCGTTCGCCGTCTTGAAGACCCATGAGGTATCGGTGGTCGACCGGTTGGCGTTGAGCGTGGTCGACGTCGTGTCGCGCCTCGAAGCGGCATCGTCGTAGACGGCGATCGCGTTGAACGGCGTCGCCGGCGAGCAGGTCAGCTCGACGTCCCACTGATACCGGCCGATGCTCTGCTTGATGCCCTCGACGATCACCTCGATCACGGCGCCGGCGACCTGAGATTTCGGGTTGACGACCTTGACCAGCGAGCCGATCTCCATGCTCAGCACTGCGGGAATGTACTCCGGGTGCTTGACCAGATCGAGCTGCAGTGAGGGCCAGCGGAGCTCGTCGATCGACCCGAGCGCGGTGTACCAGTCGGCGTAGGCCTGCAGACGGCCGTCCGCCTCGATGTTGACCTCATCGCTGCTCGGCACGGCGCCGCGCTTGGCGATCGAGGCGTCGTTCTGCGCGGTCGCCGACGACCCGCCGGACCTGCTGATGGTCCACATGTTGTGCAGCCGCTGATCGTCGTCGGCCGGCTTGGGTGCCTCGGCGAAGCCGCCCGCCGTCCAGTCGATCGTGAGGACCGTGCGCGGGTTGTAGCGGCCGTCGCGGGGCAGGAAGCCGAGCGTCGAGCCGCTCTCGATGAGCGGCCCCCGGTCGGCCTGAGCGGTGTCCTTGACGGTCGCCAGGAACGTCCCCGGCTTCTGCGCGCCGAGGCGCTCGCCGACGCCGGGCCCGAGGTCGAGCGGGAGTAGCAGGCTGATCCCGCGCTGGCCGAACAGGCGGGTCATACGGTCGGTGGACGGCTCGCCGGCGAAGCCGTTGGCGACCGCCAGGAAGCCGGGGTCGACATAGGGCAGCGTGTTCGGGCCCAGCCATATCTGCCCGAACGACATGCCGTAGGTGCCCGTGCTGCCGAGCAGGGTGAAGGCCTGCCCGCTGCCCACCGTGCCGGCGACGGTGCCCGAGCCCATGACCCAGAAGTTCTCCGACCCGACGGCGTTCGCGAGCAGGGTGTACGCGATATTGCTACCGGACTGCGCCAGCTCGAGTTGCACAGAGAAAGGCACGAGCGGGATGCCGTCGGGGTAGACCGCGGTCGTGCCCGTGACGACCTCGTTCAGGGTGCCGTCGTCGTTCGGCTTGAACGCCCGCATGAACATGCCCGTACTGTTGAACGTCACCCGCCAGATCGGCACGGTGCCGGCGCAGCGCCACTCGATCAGGGTGTTGTTGACCGGGGGGATGGCGGGCACCTTGAAGAATCCGAGGCCGGCGAATCCCGTGCCCGTGCTCCCCTTGCCTGTGCCCGTGACCCGCATGCCGGTCGTCTGGCCCAGCTGAGCCATCGTGGTCGTGCCCGGTACCGAGTCGCTGTCTGCCGCGAAGGAAACCGCCCCGGTCACGATGGCCGGCGCGCCGCCGTTGATCTTGTTGGCGGCTGATTTCGAGCCCGCCGCGTCTTCGAACGGCCAGAAACCCGTACCGCCGAGCGCGACGTCACTCAACTGCCCCGTGAGCGCGCTGACCACGGGCGGGTCGCCCTGGTTGAACCGCCGGAGCGGTCCGGCGGCGGCGATCGTGGCGTAGGAGTCTTCGCCGCCTTTGTCCCACTCGGGCGGGAAGGCCGGGACGTTGCCCTCCCATACGATGGCGTCGAGCTGGATGTCGTCGTAGCTAACGGTCAAGCCGCCCGCGTTGGTCACGCCGCCCGTGCGCCAGTTGAGAATCCCGACGCCGCCGCCGCGTATCTGCCCGTCGGAAGCGTTGCCCTGGAAGAGCAACGGCTCGTCGGCGAGCGTCCCGGTCCACACCTTGACGCGCAGGTACGGGCCCGTGCCCTGCGCATGCACCCACAGCTTGGCGCCCGCCGTGTACGTGACGCCATCGACGGCGACGTTCTCGAACAGGGTCGTTTCGGCGCCGTCGACCACCCGGACGATCTTGACGCTGACCTTGTTGGCGGGCTGGAACTCAGCGTGCAACCGATAGTTGTTGTTGTTGTCGATGTAGCGGGCGTACATCGCGGTCGCCCACGCCGCCCCGGTCGTGACCGCGGAGATGCTCGCCGAGTACCAGAAGTCGAAGTGGCGCGTATCGCCGCCCACGGCAAAGTTGCTCGTCGCGGTGTTGGCACCGGTCAGCGTGACCGTGCCCTTACCGCCGGAAACGGCGTAGAACCCCGCCGTGTTGCTCCACGGCATGCCCGACGTCGACGTGCCCCAGCCATTGGTGCCTGTGCGGTTGTCGAACGTGTCGGTCATACGCGGCAGCACGTACCGGATCGGGGTGTTCGTGCCGATCTTGCCGTAGAGGCGACTGTTCGGGTTGCGCCCGGAGAGCAGCCCATCGCGCAGGTCGAGCGTGAGCGACGAGTCAGCCGCCTCGACCTCATCCGACTCGTCGGCGCGACCGACGTTCAGCTCAATGGCGTCGGACTGCCGCCGGTAGGACGAGAAGTCCTCCCACGTCCACAGCAGTGGCTCGCCGTCAGGGCTGGCGCCCGGGGCCATCTTGACCCTGATGTCGAACGGGACCGGGTACTGAGCCATCAGGCGACCGCCGCGGTGCCTGCGATCGGGCCCTTAACGCGGATGCTCTTTTTGATCCACGTGCGGAACTCGCGCTCGCCGCCAGGGACGATCTGTACGACGACGGGCGGCGTCTCGCGCCCCGGCATCATCGACGAGGCGCGGTTAAGCGGGACGATCGCCTCGGGGCCGGCCTCACCAACGACCGCGAGCGTCGGGCCGGTTGCGACGCCACCGTCGGCCAGCATCGGGATGTGCGGCACGCCGATCGACCCGCCGCCGAGGTGCATCCCCCCGATGTTGAACGACGGAATGGAGAAGTGCAGCCCGTTCCACGCGCCGATGACGCGGTTGATGATGCCCTTGAAGCCGGTCCACAGAGGCGAGAACATGTTACGGAGGGCGCCGGCGAGCCGACCGGGCAGGCCGAGGAAGTAGTTCACCCAAGCAATAGCTTTATTCTTGAGGAAAACGAACGCATTCACGACGCCATTCTTAATGGATGTGAATGCCGATATGATCGAGTTGTAGAGGCGCACGAAGAATCCGGCGAATGGCCCGGCGAACCATGCGCCGATTCCGGCGAAGAAGTTCTTGACGGCCGTGAAGGCGGTCACGAGCGCGTGCCACGTCGTCACGGCCGCGCTGACGATGGCGTTGTACGCGGCCACGAAGAAGTGCGCGAATGGCCCGGCGAACCACGCACCGACCGCCTTGAGGAAGCCCCACACGCCAGCCCAGATGGTCTGGAAGAATTGCGTCTTGGTGGCAAGGTAGACGATCAGCGCCACGAGGCCGACGATCGCTGCGGCGACCCACACAAACGGCGACGCGAACAGGACGGCATTCCACGCGGCTTGCGCGAGGCTCGCCACGCCGATCGCCGCGGCCAGGATGCCCAGCGCGATCGCAAGTGGCTGTACCCAATCGGAGTTCTTTTTCAGCCACCCGAACGTCTTGTCGATGTACGGGATGAGCCTGGCGAGCTGATTGGTCAGGTCGTTCTGTAGCGACCTCTTGAACTTCTCAAGGCGCGCGCCGGCAGACTCCTCGAGGGCGTCGCCGGCTTTCTTGCTGGCGCCCGCGAAGTTGCCCAGCTGCTTGGCCGCGGTCTCGGGGTGTAGGTCGTAGAGCGCCTTGCCGAGGTCCTCGGCCTGTGTGCCGAACAGCTGGGTGGCGACCTGCGCCTGCTTGACCGGATCCTTGATGCCTCGGAGGCGGTTGAGGGTCAAGCTGAGGGCGTCGTTCGCCGTCTTGCCGCCCTTGCCGATCTTCTCGGCCATATTCTGGGCATTGAGGCCGAGCGACTTGAAGCCCTGCGCCGTGGTCGTGCTGCCGTCGACCGCCCGGATCGAGAACTCTTTGAGGGCGTCGGCGACGATATCGGCGTCGCGGGCGCCGCCCTTGAGCCCCTGCGAGATGAGGCCCATAGCCTGTGGGCCCTGGATGCCCAGCTTGCGGAACTGAGTCCCGTACTCGTTGAACGTGTCGAGCAGATCCTCGGCCTTGTTGGCGCCGCCCTCGATGCCCTTCTGCAGCAGGTCGAAACCTTCCTGCGCATTCTTGACCAGGCCGGTTTTGATCATCTGGCCGACGGACGCGCTGACCTTGCCGGCGTCTTCCTCCATGACGGTCGCGAGGTTACTGATCTGGCTAGCGACCTCGGCGATCTGCGAGGACGACGCGTTGGGCGGCACGAGCGCCTGCTGAACGGCCGCTTTCACGGCGCCCGTGGCGTCTTCCATGCTGTCGACGACGCCCTTGGCGTAGACCTCACCAGCGGCCTTGCCGGCTGCGGCGGCGATCGGGGTGCCGGCGCCCAGCTGGGCCTGCAGCAGGGCGGTCGGCTTGCTGCTCTCGATGACCGAATCGATGCCGGCCATGAGCTGTGAGCCGATGAAGCCGCCGGCGATACCGCCGAGGACGGCGAAGCCGGCGAAGCCCTTTTTGAACTTGCCCTCAGCCTCTTTGACGCCCTCGGCGACTTCCTTCGTGCCTACGCCGATCTCGACAAGCAGGTCAGCTAGCGTCGCCACCTGTCGCACCGCCCATCGTCTTGTTGACCCGCTTGACCGCCCTGAGCATATCCTCACCGGTCATCGGGCCGGCCGGTTTGCCGACGCCCCATCTCGGCATGAAGTCGTCAGCCTTGTACGGCCGCTGTGTCCGGCCCCGGTTGACGTTCGCGATGGTCGCCTGCAGCATCGCGAACAGGTGGTCGAGGCGCTCCTGACCGAGCGGTCCGGCGACCCGCTCGTACGCCTCCCACTCGGTCAGCTCGCGGGCGTCGATCCGGGCCAGCAGCTCGCCGACCGTGCAGCCGAGCGCGAGCGCTACTCGGAAAGCTCGTCGTCGTCCAGGGTCTCGCCGAAATTTTCAGTGAGCTTGTCGACGTCCCCCTTGCCCATGCCGGTCAGCTTGAGGCAGGCCGAGAACAGGCGGTCGATCGGCTTGGCGTTCTTGCGTCCGAGCGCGGACACGTCGTCGCTGGTGAACAGCGGCCGGCCGTCCTCGTCGACGGCGCAGAGGACGATCAGCTTGGCGCGGGCGTTGCGCAGGTTCATCTTCGTGTCGCTGCCGTTGGAGGACAGGACGGCGTTTTCGTACGCGTCGCGCTGTGCGCCTCGGATGCTGCGCAGGCGCACGTCCCCGCCCCACTCGGGGCAGGAAACCGTGTCGTACGTAACGTCGTCCGCCTCGATGATGGCGTCGCGGGTCAGGAACCCCATGTGTCGTCTCTCCCGGTTAGCAGGTAACTAGCAGGATTATGCTAGCCGACTAACGGGGTCAGCTACCCGTCGCCGTGAGGATCGGCTTGCCCGTGACCTTGAGGGTCAGCGAGCGGGCCATCTTGTCGTCATACGGGAACTCGTCGCCGAGCTTGGTCAGGATGGCGGTCAGCGCCCACGTGTGCTCGTCCTCGGTGTCCGGCAGGATGACGATGCGCCAGTGCCGCGGGTCGACGTCATCGAAGTCGTCGTCGAGGTCGTGGGTGACTTCGGCGGGGTCATAGTTGATGTCGCAGGAGATCTCGCCGCCGTCCTTGAGGCTGCCGACGAACTCCATCCAGCCGCCCGGGGAGTCGTGCGCCGTGACGTCGATCGTGTCTCGCGACCGCTCGGGGCCGCCGATCGAGGTGACGTTGGCGATCGTCGTGAACACCGCGCCGGCGTCGTCGCCGCGCTGCAGCAGGGTGCCGAATGCATCACGGCCGGCCATGGTGGCTCCTTAGGAGGTTTGAGTCGTCTCGCAGCGAAATCTTAATACGTGGTGCAGCAGCTCGGGGTCAGGATCTTGCAGCGCCTGATCGAAGGTCTGCCGGATCGCGACGACCCGATGCCCGACCATGTGCGCGTTGAGCGCGGCGACCTGATGGTCGAGCAACTCATTGACCCGATTCGAGATGGTTTGACCGGGGCCGACCGACCGGGCCCGCGTCCATACGTGCAGCGTGATCGTGATGTCGCGCCCGAACGACGTGTGCGTGTTGTCAGGAATCGACAAATGGTCGCCAACTAACACGTACGGTTCCGCGAGGCCTTCGGGCGCCCGTGGTCCGACGACCTTGGCCGGATTGGCGCCGCCGAGCAGCGCGGTCAACGCCGTGTCCCCGCGCAGAACGGCGACGATGGCGGTCTGCAGGGCGTTTTGTGAGGGCGTGCTGATCATCGTCATCCGAGCCTCTTGAGCTCTTCCTTGGCGTACTGCTCGACGCGACCCGCGAAGCGGCGTCGAGCACGCTGCGCCGCGGGCTCGATGAAGTCGTCGGGCGCGTGCGTGCTCGTGCCGTGGATGACGTAGGTCGTGTAGTCCGCGGTCGACACGGCACGCCCGGTCAGCCCGTCCTTGACGTACTGCTCGTTGATGCCCTCGACGAGGTGCCCGGTGTCGCGCGGCGCGTTGCGGCGCATGTCCTGAGCGGTCTCGTGGGTCTCTTCGGCGACCGCCCGCTTGGCTGCGCGGTTGATGATGTCCGGGAGCGCGCGGAGCTTGCGCTCGAGCTCGTCGAGTCCCGTGACCGTGACCTTGGCGCGGCCGGCCATCTCAGTGCGCCTCGTGGTAGGCGGCGTAGATCTCCTTCGCGAGCCGCCCCTTGTCGGCGACCGCGAGGCCGGCCAGCTTCGCCCACGCGCGCACTTCCTCGCGACCCACGAGGGCGTCTCGGGGGTCCGCCTCAGGCTCGTCGTCGACAGGGCCGACCTTCGGCATCTGCCACTCGTCGATGATGGCCATGACCTGATCGACGACCTCGGCGGCCGTGAGCGGACCGTCGGTCAGTGCGTTCCGGTCACGCAGGGCGGTTGCGAGGCGCCGGAATTGGGCAGCGAGTTCCATCTCCTCGGACGGTTCGCCTTCGGTGTTCTGTGCGCCCTCGCGCGCCGGATCCCACGTGTCGGCGTCGGGGGTCGGCTGATCGGTGCCGGCGCCGTCCGGCGTCCGCAGCGTGATGTTGACCGGCACCCAGACCTTGGGATACAGCGCGACGACCGGGTGATCCGCGTCGGCCAGCGTCCGGCCGGAACGCACGGGGTAGCGCTCGCCGTCGGGCCCGTGAAGGACTCCGTTACGGCGGGCAATGACGATGCTGCCGTTAGCCATTAACTCCTACCCCCTTGATGATCTCGGCGCACCGTTCGGGCCCACCGTCCGCCCGCCAGCGCTTGTACGCCGGTCGGTCCTTAGCGTACTGCCCGCGGCTGTTCACGCGGTCGTACTGCTCGTCATCGGCCGCCTTGCCGGCGACGGGGTGCATGTGCTCGACCAAGACGTCGGGCAGATACCGCAGCGCGCCGAGCGCTCGGCCGAGGTCCATGACAGCGTTGTCACAGTAGAGGTGCTCGACGGGCGCCGGCACCATGCGCTCGAGGGCCCTGACGATGTTCGCGGTCATGGCCCACGACGTCGCCAGCTTCTCGCCCTGATACCCGTCGTTCGGGTAGACGATTCCGGTGCCCATGAAGTCGAGCGCGGCCACCATGTCGTGTGCCCAGCCGTGCGACCGCGGCAGGTGGTCGTCGCCGGCGAAGCCGATGTGGCGGTGGTCGAAGTAGCGGGCGTAGTCGAGCGCCGCGACGTCAAGCTTGTGCACCATCGGCTTCCACTGCGGGATGCTGCGGCAGCGCAGGAGCCCCCCCCAGCGGTCAAACTTGGGTAGGTACTCGGCCGCCCGGGGGTCGTCCCGGTCATAGACCCACAGCGGCTCGGCGACCTGGAATGCGCCCGTATCCTGCCACGCGTTCATGACCCGATCGACCGCCTCGGGGCGCGAGCGGGTCGGAATGATCACGAGCAGCGGTCGCGCGGACGGGTCGGTCACGAGAACACCGGTGGCGCGACGACCTTCTGTGGGCGGGGAACGGCGCCCGCGCGCCCGGTATCGCTCTTGATGCCCGCTCGCATCGCGTGGTCCTTGGCGGCGATCAGCCCGTTCAGCGCCGAGGTCAGCTCGGGCGAGTCAGCAGAGATGCGCTTGAGTAGCGAAACCGCCGCGTCGAAAAACGGAGCCGAAAACGCCTGCAGGTTCGGCGGCAGATGCCGAAACGTGAGCCACTGCATCGCGTCACGCGTGGCCGGCTGGCGGTCGACAGTGATATCCGCTGCGTGCTCGGCCGAGCCGTACTGAATCATCTCATCAGTCATGCTCGCGAGCCTAGCAGGTTCCTGCTCAGTCTGAGTCCGGGTGCCAAGCGAAGTGCGGGTGCTCAACCGGCTTGCGCTCGCCAAGCGGAATGCCCGCGTTGGCGACCGCGCGGGTCCACATGCTGTTCTCCGGCGAGTAGCGATAGTGATACAGAACGTCATCGACGTACGCCTCGATGCGTCCCCGGAGCAGGCCGCGCACCTGCTTGACCCAATGCCGGTCCTCAGCCCAGCCCGGGCGCATGGTCTCGAAGCGGCCGGTCGCGACGATCTCGCGCCGGATCGGGTCGACGTGAGTGAAGTCCCGGCACAGCATGCCGTCGTAGCGCCCCCACCGTGGCCAGCGCAGCGAGTGATCGACGTACTGCTCGTGCACGCCGTTGACGATGTACTCGAGGCGGAAGCCGACGTGATCCGGCGACGGCGTGCTATCGAGCGCGGCGACGATCCGGTCAACGAAATCGGGGACCACCGTGTCGTCATCATCGATGAACGACACGTAGTCGCTGGTGGCGGTGTCGACGAGGCGGTCGCGGATGGCACCGAGCACGGGCACGCCATGGTTCAGATAGGCGAGCACCCGTACGCGACCGCCGTAGGGGTCGAGCTGCGGCAGCAGGATGCCCAGCAGGCGCTCAAACTTCTCGGCGCGCGGCGCCACGGTGGGCACGAGGATCGTCCAGGTCGGCTCGCTCACTGCGACCCCTCGGCCTGTATCTGCTCGCAGTCGGCGCGCAGGTAGGCGGACGGGTCGGACGGCGAGATCGTGTACTTGACCCGCAGCTTGTCGCCGTTGGCGCGGCGCAGCTCGTCGCCCCGGTAGACGGCCGTGCCCGGGAGCATGTGCACGATCATCGTCAGGTTGCTGCCGGCCTGCTGCGCCTCGAGCTGCTCGGCCGCGGTCGGCTGTGACACCCTGGCCTGCACGCTGCCTACCTGCTGCAGCGTGCTCGAGGTGCCGCCGAGCGGATCGGGCGTCGAGACGCGCCGCCAGTTGGTCAGCGTCTCGCGCAGCTCGTAGGCGCCGACCGGGAGCGTCATGCCTCGACCCACGGGTCGAGAAGCTGGTCGGCGCTGTACGGGCTGACCAGCGTGATCGCTGCGAAGGTCGACGACCCCGCGGCGGCAAGCACGTCGTCTTCCTCGCGCTTGGTCAGGTAGACCGCTTCGCCACCCTCGCGCTTGGCCCGGTCGAAGCTCTTGTTGCTGTCGCCGATGCCGCGCTGCGTGAGCGCCTCGGGGTTGCCGAAGGCGCGGTAGGCGGACTCGACGCACACCCGCGCGACACGCCGCGGGACGTCCTGCAGGGCACCGGTGTCGGTGTCGACCCACGTCTTGGCGGCAAGGTCGCGGATCAGCGTCGACGCGGCGTCGAGCATGTCGCCGGCCCGGTCCGCCTCGGGGCCGGTCGGCGTGTAGCCGAGCTTGCGGACGAACAGGTCGAAGCTGGCGAGCGGCGGCAGGAGCAAGCTGTCGTTGTCGGCGACGTAGAACTTGCCGGTCTCGAAGTCGACGATCGTGCCGGAGACCGACCAGACCCAGCTGTAGACGCCGTAATCCGGGGCGGGCACGAGGACGTCGTACACGCCCGTGGCGCCGTGCGTCGGCGTGAGGGGCGTCGGGTCGCCGCCCGGGGGGGTGTACGTGAAGGCGACCGTCGCGTCGGTCGGCGTCCCGTCCTCGTCGACGACCGTATGCCGCAGTGCGGCTTTGTCGCCGGGGTCGTAGCGGCGCATCAAACCTCCTGCGGTCGCGGCTGCGTCGAGGTAACGATACGTCCCCCGGGCCCGATCGATTCCTCGGCCAGCGGCACCGTGCTAGTCAGGATGCGCGGGTGCCCGCTGTGCGCTACGGCCGTCGGGCTCGCCGACGCCGTGGCGATCGCCCGGGCGGTACCCGTGATCGTGCGCAGCGTGCTGATCGAGGCGAAGGCGCCGGCCCCGGCCTGGGCGACGCTCGACGTTTTCGCCGTGCGGGTCGTCGAGCCGTGCGCGGTGGCCAGTGCGCCCGCTGCGCCGGCCGTATGCCGGACGGTGCTCGTGGCGGCGTGAGCGCTCAGCTCGGCGGCGCCCGTGCCCGCGGTCGTGCGCACGTCCCCGCCGGTCGTCGTCGCGGTCGCCTCGGCCGCCGCAGTACCGGCCGTGACGCGCTCGGTGACGATCTGGGCGGTCGCGGAAGCCGCTGCGGCGCCCTGCCCCGTGCTCGGGCGAACGCCGGCTGCGGTGGCCTCGGCGACCGCGGCTGCGGGGGCCGTCGACGTCGTGCTCCGGGCGGTCGCCGAGCTGCTCGAGGCCGACAGCGTGGCGGCGCCCGTGCCCGATGTGATGCGAGCCGTGCTCGTGGTGCTGCTCGCCGAGGCCTCGACCGGCGCCGTCGACGAGGCGACCCGGACCGTCGTGGTACTCGACGAGGCGGCCGCCTCGGCCGGCGCGGTCCCGGTCGTGACGACGGGGGGCGGCGTATCGGACAGCGTGGAGGACGAGTTGCCGTCAGTTCCGTCCCACGTCGCGCCCGCTGTGTCGCCGTCGAAGTAGTCGGCCAGCGAGCCCGCCTGCTCGACGAGTACGGCGGTCGCGGTCACGGTCTGCGTGGATGCGTTCAGCCCGTCGAGCAGCAGCCCGACGCCGGTCGTGTTGGCCGGCGCGGTGGCCGTGATGCTGACCCGCTGCCACGTGTCGGCCACGTAGGACACGCTCACGCTCGAGGGCTGCGTATCGCCGCCGGAGGAGCGCGAGAAGTTGACGTAGACGTTTCTCCCGGACGCGTTGAACGTCGACGCGCGCACGTAGGCCGAGACGGTGTAGACGTTGCCGGCCGAGGCGGCGCCGAAAGCGGTCGTCTGATAGGTGCCGGACGTCCACTGGGCGCCGGTATCGCGCGGCGCGCCCGAGGCGGCCAGGCCGGTGACGCGCGTGGGCGCGACGGCGCCGCTCTGCTGCCAGCCCGTGACGTTGTTCTTGGCGGCCGGATTCGGGCTGAGATTGTGGCGGGTCGCCACGGGTTACGCCGGGTTGGCGACCGAGAGAGTCGGCGTGTGCTGCAGCGTGCCCGCTGAGCCAAAGGCCTCCGGGTCGTCGAGCGCGAAGCCGCCCTTGAAGGTGCCGGACGACGAGGCCGACCACACGCCCCAGTGGGTCACGGTCGTGCCGGCCGGGATGTCGATGCTCACCTGCGAGCCCGCGCGGACGCCGTTGGACGCGGCAGCCCAGGTGGTCTGCTTGCGGGCGTAGGTGCCGCCCGTGACCTCGCTGCCGCCGCCGGTCGACGGGTCTGCGGTGTGCGCGCTGATCCACGTGCCCGCGGTCGCGATGCCGTTAACCGCGTCGTTGAGGCCCGAAGCGACGAATCCTGCCATGCCTACTCCCAGGGAATCGGGTCGGCGCCGGGCGCCGCGTCGGGGACGAAAACGGTGCCCTCAGCCCTCCGGCGCAGACCCTCGCGCGTGTCCTTGAGTTCGGCCGTGGCCTGCTCGGACTCGCGTTTCGGGTCGGGCGCCGGAAGGGTGAGAGGCATGATCAGCTACCGTTGGTGATCTTGACGGCGCGGTTCAGGACGAAGGTCGACGCGGGGTCCGACGGCGTAACCGGGTCCTTGACGACCGCGGTACCGACCCACGAGTTCACGAGCGACCGGTCGGTCGTGTTCGTGTAGTCGTAGTCCATGATCCACCGAGCGGACACGCCGTTGAAGTAGCCGGTCGAGCCGCCGCCGCCGAGGTTCTGCGTGGTGCCGAAGGCCACGCCGCGGGGCACGAGCGGGGCGCGGGTCGCCATCACGAAGGCGGTCCGGTGGTACGCGTACGCGCCGCCCGGATCGATCGAGTTGGACGGGACGATCACGAAGCCGGCCAGGGTGCCGATGACCGAGTTGCGCAGCGCCTGCGGCGCTTCCTCACCGATGTTGTCGAAGCGCACGAGGCGATCCGAGTTGAGGATCTGCTCCTCGACGTCGGTGCCGACCAGCGCGAACCGCTGGGTCGGGGGGACGTTCTTCTGGTTGAGCAGCTTGCGCGACCGCGTGAAGACCTTGTACCAGTCGGTGTTGTTGAGGTCGTCGTCGAACTCGGCGTTGTCTGCGTCGACGGTCATGCCGGCCTGGTAGGTCGCGCCCTCGATCGTGTCGGCGATCTTGTCTTCGAGGCCCTCGGCGACCGCGCGGGTCTGCGGCTGCAGGATCTGCGCGCCGAAGTCCGTGATCGACAGGGACAGGTCCTCGTCGGTAATCGGCGCGCCGTTGTAGACGTCGGTGTCGAGCTTGACGTCGACGCCGAACTCCGTCGAGGTGTCGTTGACGATGGCGGTACCCGCGCGCAGGGTACGCGTGCGGGCGGTGCGCCGGGCCGGGACGCGCATGGTCACGGTGTCGTTGAAGGCGCCCGTGAACTCGCCCGGGTTGACGGCATCGGTCCACACCGTGCCCGCAACGGTCAGGTCACGGTAGAGCAGGCCGACCGTCATCTGCGCGATCTGGGTCGCCTTGAGGAAGGTGTTAGGCACCTATCTCCCTTTCTTCGGCGGCCGGCACTCTGTCCGTTCCGCGCTGTCTAGAACCGTTTCGCCACCGATTCGGCGAGCTTGCGGGGGTCCATCTCGTCGGTCCTCGGCTCGCTCATAGCGGCGCCGGAGCGCAGCGACTCGCGTGGCCGCGCCCGCGGCGCCCGCGTACGGGCGTCGTCGTTGTCCTCCGTCGTGCCGGCGCCGTCCCCCTCGGCCGCGCCGTCCTGCGGCTTACCGTCACCCTCGGCGCCGTTGCCGGCCCCGTCCTTGCTGCCCGGCTTGATGCCGAGGTCTTCGATCAGTTCACGACCGTCGGCGAGCAGCTCGTCGCGGGTCGCCCCGGAGAGTCGCCGCGCCTGCTTGGCGGTCAGGCCGAGTTCTTGCGCGACCGCTGAGCGAAGTGCGTCCGCCTCGGCGCGCTCAGCGCGAGCGTTGGCCTTGTCGAGAGCATCTTGGATCTTGTCAAGCTGCGACTTGCTGCCGGCCGCGGCCTCGGCCGCCTGCTTGAGCTCGTCGTAGTCCGAGAACCTCTGCTGCGTCTTGCGGACCTCCGCGGCGATCATGGACTTCACCTCGTCGCGGGTGTAGGTCTTCTCGCTCGTGCCGCCTTCGCCGCCGTCACTCACCGGAATTTCCTCCGTCGCTTGCACCACCGTCTGAGCCCGGTGTCGGCTTACCCGCCGCAAGCCAGCGGCGGTAGTTGTTAAGCGCGTTGTTAGACGTGCCTGACGAGAGATTACCAGCCTGACGCGCCCATGCCTGCGCGGTCTGGTATTCGTTCCGATGCTCTTTCGACTGGTCGAGGGGCGTGGCAGCGCCGTAGATCGGCTCGGCCGTGCACGCGCAATGATCATGCGGCTCGAAACCGGCCGAGCGCTCCGAGCGGTAGACGGCGCCGCGGGACGACAGCATGCGGCAGAAAGCACACGCGCCGGACGACGTGACGCGCGCCCAACCGGTCGCCTGGCGGTCGGCCTGCACGCCGTTGAGCACGGTGTTATTGCCGCCGGTCAGGATGAGCTTGGCCATCGTGCCGATGACGTTGACCAGTCCATTGCTCGACGCGATCTGCAGCGAGGCGCCGGACCGGCGCGCGTTGATGATGCCCGAGAGGGCGCTCCCCCGTAGCAGGCCCTGCGTCTTGGCGAGCGACAGCTTGGCCGGCAGGCCTATACGTGGCGCGCGCCCGCGTACGTTCTCGGCGCCGCGAAACGCCGTGAAGTACTGCTCGCCGAGCGCCGCGGACTGATCGAAGCCCTGCGACGTAAGCAGCGCGGCGGCGTGGGAGAACACGTCGATCGTGTCACCGAGCCTGGTCGGGTCGACCGCCTTCCAGAGCAGCATGAGGTTACGGATCGAGCCCGCCCTTAGCGCGAGCTGCTCAGCCCGGTACTCGACGGTCAGCCGCGATGCGGCCTCGGTGACGGCCATCAGGTACGCGTCCCCGGAGGCAGGATCAGGCCGGATTGCGTCTGCGTCTCGCCGGGCTGCGGCGTGCCCGGGTTGACGGTGCCCGCCTGGCGGTCGAGCAGGGACGTGAGCTGGCCGAGCGAGTCGCCCTGTGCGGCGAGCAGCTTGGCCCGCTCGACGTCCTGCCGCGTGAAGCCGGGGATGCGGTCCCAGAGCATCTGCGGGGGAATCTGCAGCATCTGTGCGAGCTTGCCGAGGGCGTCGACGACTGCCGAGAAGGCCCGGGCGGACGTGTCGCGCCAGACGACCTCGAAGTCGTCGGGCACTTCGACGCCGATCAGGTCGCCGATGCACTGGGCGGACTGCTCGTGCGACTCACCCATGCCCGTCTTGCGCTCATCCGTCTTGCGGTCCCGGCCGGCCTCGGCCGCCGCGAGCGCCTCGGCGGACAGGTTGACCAGCTCGCCGATCAGCTCGTGCACCGGGGTCTGCGACAGGGTGGCGACGAACCGGGCGGTCTCGGCCCGGGAGTTCAGGAAGCCGGACAGCTCGGTCTGGTTGAACTCGCCGAGCTCGATGTCGTCGGGGTGATCCTCGAACGACCACACCTGCGAGGCGCCCATGCGCATCTTCTCGCCGCGGTTACCGGGCGTCCATCCCTTGATGTACCGCTGGCGGAAGGCGGAATACCACTCGGCGCCCTTGAGCGCGAACGTGGTCATGTCCGCCTGATCCTGCAGGGTCATCAGCGGCGCGACCTGACCGGCCACGACGCACGTCTCGTTGCCCGCCGGCGCCGGGAGCGAGAGCGCGACGGGTTCGTCCTCGAGGTCGAGGTCCTCGGCGTCCATGAACCGCACGGTCGGGTTGTAGCCGAGACCGGTATCGGCCGGATCGCCGATGAGGCCGAACCTGCCCTTGTCGTCGCGGCCGAGCGTGTAGATCAGACCTTGCTCGTCGGTCAGCTCGTAGATGAAGTGCCGGCCGCGGCGGCGCTTCTCGAAGGTGTAGGCGGGCCAGTCGTCGTTGTCGTCGACGTAGAGGGCGGTCATGCGCCGCGGCGAGACGGCTCGCATGACGGGTCGCTTCTCGCCGGTCCGCTGGTCGACGCCGGGCACGATGCGCTCGTACGCGTAGCCGTACTCGAACACGGCCCGGTAGAGCGCGGACTGCTTGGCGTCGAAGCGGTTGGCCTGCCAGACCGCCCAGATCGCCTGCGCGGGGTCGTCCTCGGGGTTCGCCGGCGGGTCGATGCTGCGGAAGTTGTCGACGAAGAGCGATTCGACCAGCGACTCGATGACTATCTTGATCAGGTTGATGCGCGAGATCCGGGCCATCTCGCGGACCTCGACCGGGGCATCCTGTGGGATGACGATCGGCATGCGCTGCTTGCCCGTGGAGTACAGCCGCAGGACGTCGAGCTGCGTGCGCTCCTGATTGAGCATGCTCTCCATGTCGTTGGCTGCCGCAAACACGTCATCGGCGCTCAGCACCATCAGAAAACCGCCCGTCCAGATCGGGCGCCGTCACGACGCGTGCGCACCTTCCCGGAGTTTAGTACGGTCCGGCGCCCCATTCGAGCGCCGACCATGCAAACCGCGAGGTCGATGTGCTTCTCGGAGTCACGCGTCACCTTGCCGAGGCTGACGCCCCAGGGGTTGGTCCGGCGCTTGGCCTGATGAGTGTGCGTCTTGAAGAGCGTGTCGCCGTCCCACAGCAGCGTGCCGGCCTCGTCGATGTCGCTGGCGGTCTGCATCGCTGCCTGCGTGAACAGGGCGTTACGTGCCTGCCCGCCCGGCGTCTTGATGCGCATGTCGAAAAGGACGGCGTTGGTGGCCTTGTGACCCTGTGGGCTGAATGCCCACACCTTGAGCTTTTTGTGAAAGTCGCGGTGCCACTCGTCGACGAGCGGTAGCCAGTAGAGCGCCTCGGTCTCGTCGTCCTTGGCCGGTGACGGGTCGACGCCAAACCACTCGATCTTGTACTTGTCGAAGGCGAACCGAACCGCGCCGTCGACCTGCTCGCGCGGCACGAGGTAGCCCTCACCGGCCTTGCCGCGGGGCGGTACCCAGCACCCGATCTTGAACACGAAGCCGTCGCTCAGCCGACACCCGACCAGGCCGGTCGCGTCACCGCTCTTCGAGCAGTCCAGGAACATCGAGATCTGCGTGCCGTCCGCGACCACGATGTCCGGCCGGGCCAGCGCGTCGAACTTGCGCGGGTCGATCCACGCGTCCTCGGCCGCGGCCAGACCGTTGAAGTAGAACCGGATCGTGTCGGCGAGCGACGTCTCGGCATCCATGACTTCGCCGTCGAGGCGCTCGAGGTCTGCCCACGGGGCATCGGCGTACGCCGCCCGGAGCGCCTCTTTGCGGTCCGCCTCTTTGTAGGCGTCCAGCTCCGGCGGCGCCTCGATCGAGTCGTACAGGATGTCCTGCTTGAGCTTCGGATTGGACATCTGCGCCTGCCACGCCTCGAACGACTTCTCACCCACGCTGTCGGTGCCCTGCGGGTGCGCGTTCGTGAAGTCGATCATGCGCGCCTGTAGGTAGGCCGGCGACTTGCCGACGTTACGCCGGGCGACCGCGGCCACCCGGTGCCCGCCCGAGGTCCGCGTCATGTGGTGGGTCTCGTTGAGTGCGATCGCGGTGGCGGGGTCGCCTTCGGCGCTCATCTCGGAGGCGGTCAGCACCTCCATGCGGCCGCCCGAGTAGCGGATATTCGTGCGCGTCTCGCCGCAATCGAGGTCGTAGAACTCGCGCGCCTCCCGCGACCACATAGCGTTCGCGACCCGTAGGACGTCCTTGCTCTGGGCCTCGGAGTTGGACGCGATCTGCACAAGCGGCATGCCGTGCGCCCGCCCGTACCAGCGCTGCTCGTCCTCGTCCCAGGCAAGCTGCGTCGGGCCGACGAGCTCGCCGTTCAGCCACGACGCCGCGAACGGGTCTTTCCCGGTGCCCTTGGCGCCGCGCTTGACTCCGCGGCGGTACGTGAAACGTCCCGTTTCCGGGTCGTAGGCGTACCACAGGATCAGGAATCGCTTCTGCCCCGCCGTGTACCGCCACGGGTCGCCGGTCTGGTAGTGGATCAGGCCGGGGCCTTCGCCGCGTCCTTCCGCCCAGTCGATCAGCCCGGGCCCGAGCGAGTTCCGGATCAGCCGCTCCTTCGCGGCCGGCACGTCCGGCCACGGCAACGAGACCCATGCCTGCGTACCGAACCATGGGTCGCGTCGGTAGCCGGCGAACTCGTCGGGTCGCCGGGCGGTCTCGATGGTCATTTTCTCTTTTCGGCCTCAATCTGCATCTCGATAAAGAATGGACCTCTTTCGTCGAGATAATTAAGCGCCGCCACTTCTGACTCTTCCTGCGACATTCCCATTCTATCCTGCAGGTATGCAGCGATAAGCTTTATGCCCGATTCTGTCAGGTCTATTCTGACCGGCTTAAATCGAGCGACCATTACTTCCGTCGTTTCTTCGCGAAGCGCAGAACGGCGCGGCGCTCGGCGCGCGGCATCCGATTCCACTTGTCGATGTCGAAACCCAGCTCAGCTGGCGGCGGCACGGGCGGCGTGTAGCTCGGGCCCTTAGCCTGCTCGTACTCAGCCAGCGCCGCC